TTGAATTGCACAGTTTGGGTGGGTGTGCTAGAGAACAAAAAGGATGGTGAAAACATGGCAAACCAACATACAAGTGAATGGACCAATGAAATTGTCCAGAGAATGATGGAATTAGCAAAAGAACACCAGCTGCCGGAAGTCACCGAATTGCTAAATACAGAATTTAATACGACATTCACATATACAGCCGTACGAACAAAATATACGCGATCTAAAAAGAAGAACATCACTTTCATAGATAGAAAGAACATAGGTAACACCATAGAGGATTACATACAACACTTAATTAAACACCAGGAAGAAAGACAGAAATTCGATGATAGACAAACATCGATTACGTTAGACATAGACGGAGATAAGCCGATTGGTATTGTATTCACAGGAGATTGGCATGTAGGTGGACTATACACGGCTCATAAAGAAATGTTAGAGGACTTCAAAGTAATTAGTGAGACAGATGGACTCTATAACATAGCGATGGGCGACTATGCCGACAACTACAACAGCAATTCACATAAAGGCGGCATGTTTGAACAGATAGAGAATCCGGACAAACAAAAGGACTTAGTGCAATATTTATTCACGGAGTTTTTGGGTAATAGTAATTTAGCTATTATACGTGGAAATCATGATTATTGGGAAACAAAAGAAACCTCGGAAGATTTTGTGAAGAGAGTAGCAAGACTTATCGACTCTCCTTATCTATGGTATGGCGGAGAGATTAATTTACGCCTTGGTTCCCAAGTATACAAAATCATCGCGAGACATACATTCCAAGGTAATAGTGCGTTGAATACAACTAACTCACAACGCCGACTTTTCGATGAAACTCAAGGCGATGTAGTAGCGTTAGGACATCTGCATTATAACGAGATACACAGTAAGACGAAAGCAGGAAAAGACACTGTATGGATAAGAACAGGAACCTACAAACGTACAGATGATTACACACAATGGGTTGTGGGAGGAAGCGGTCGGGGAGATATACGACAGCCGATGATTATACTATTCCCCGATAAGAAAGAAATACTAGATTTTAGGGATATGTACCGAGGGATTGAATATTTGAAAATGTTAAGGCAAGGGGTGACAGTATGATAGCAACAATCGGAAATATTACTGTAATGGGAACACCAGAGGAAATAGAACGGTACAGAGAAATTGTGGAAACTAAAAAGAAGGGGAATAGTCCTTTTCTAAACACATCTGACGGTGTACCAGAACATGTAAAGAATTACGGCAAAGATATAGTTGATATTGTAGTTAAGCAAAACAGCGGTATTAAAGCTTGGTATTAATTGCTTTAAGAACAAATGTTTGGTATAATAAACATAAGAAAACTCTTGCGGTGCTACCAACACCCAAGAGCATGATAACCAACTGTATAGGAGTTGATTACAAGTGAATAATAACACAGAAAAAATCAAAATGAAAGTATGTTCATCATGTAAACAAGAAAAAACATTAGATGAATTTGGGAAAAGAAAAACCAACAAAGATGGACTAGACTACCTTTGTAAAGTTTGCAAAAGGGCAGAATGGCAGAAAAATAAAGACCTCGAGAAACACAGAGAACAACAAAGAATATATCGATTGAACAATCAAGAAAAAATAAAAGAATATAATAAGCAATATAGTAAAAAATATAAAAAAACAGAAAACGGGAAATTAGCTAGAAAGATGTATAAGCACAATAGAAGAAGTAGGGACAAAGACCTTATATACACTCTATCAAAGGAATATTGGGAAGAGTCTTTAAACTTCTTCAATAACAGTTGTGCTTATTGTGGTAAAAAGAGTAATAGGTTACAACATGAACATGTTGTCCCTTCATCAAAAGGCGGTCATTATACTAAGCAAAATATTGTCCCTGCATGTAAAGAGTGCAATTTAAGTAAATTGGATAATGATTTATTTGAATGGTATGTAAACTATAGCAAATATGATAAAAAGAAGTTGGAAAAAATCTTAAAATGGACAAATATAAAATTTGAAAGTCAAACGCAACAATTAGCACTCCTTTAAAGGGTGTTTTTTATTTGGAGGCGGTGAGAAATGTAATGAGTAGACCGTTAATGTTTGGTTGTAAAGAAGAGCTTGAAGAAAAAATTAGCGCATACTTTTACATGTGCGACACCCATATGCAAACGATGTTCACGAAAGAAGGGCAAGAAATATCAGTTCCAGCACCTAAGCCTTATACTATTTCGGGATTGGCTCATTTCTTAGGGACTAACCGGCAAACCTTGTTAAACTATGAAGAACGTGACGAGTTTTTTGACACGATAAAACGCGCGAAGGCTAAAATAGAAGCCTTTGTCGAAGAAAGCTTATGGACACCTAAAGTGACAGCTGGGGTCATTTTTAATTTGAAGAATAACTTCGGTTGGGTAGATAAATCAGAACTACAGCAAAGCGGAGAAACCACTCACAACATAAAAACAGATAAGGATCTAAGTAATCTCACAGTCGAGGAGTTGAAACAGCTTGAAAACATCCTCAATAAGACTTCCGACACTGAATGAGGTTAAAAAAGCATTAGCCAAGAAAAACTATGCGGATTATGTCGCGTACTCCCATGAGGGCAGATACACACACGCACGACATACAGAGTTTATATGTGACATTATTCAAAAAGCAATCGATAAAAAGAAGTTAATGCGAGAGGGCAAGATACGAACCGAAAACCAATACATTGCTTTAAATATGCCTCCACGACATTCAAAATCTATGACAATTACAGAGACTCTGCCAAGCTATTATCAGGGGCATTTCCCTGAGGATAGAGTGATAGAGATTTCCTATAACGATACATTCGCCCGTAGGTTCGGGAAGAAGAACAAAGAAAAGGTTAAACAGTTTGGTAAAGAGTTATTCGACATTGAAGTATCAAAAGACAGTAGTGCAGCCGATGAATGGAATCTCGATAACAACATAGGCGGTATGATTAGCCGAGGGGTTTTATCCGGGATTACCGGGCAAGGGGCCGACTTAATGATAATCGACGACCCTATTAAGAACCGTGAAGAAGCCGAAAGTGAAACCATGCGCGATAAGGTATGGGATGAATGGATTGACTCATTTTCCACACGTTTACACCCTGGGGCGATTGTTATATTGATTCTCACAAGATGGCATGAAGATGATCTACAAGGAAGATTACTGAATCCCGAATACGGGCAACCATTAAACTGGCAAGTATATAACTTCCCTTTAAAAGCAGAGGAAAACGACATACTCGGCAGAGAAATAGGCGAACCCTTGTGGCCGGAACGATACGGATATGAGTTTATTGTCGAAAGGGAACGGTATCCATCTTCTTTTAACTCCCTATATCAAGGTAGACCAACAAGCCAAGAAGGGAACATTTTAAAACGTGATTGGTGGAGATATTACGATATCCTTCCACAAATCCAAATTAAGCTAATGAGCGTAGATGCCACTTTTAAAGATGAAGATGATAACGACTTTGTATCGATTCAAGTGTGGGGCAAGGTAGGAGCAAATTCTTATTTGATTGATAGGGTAAAAGCGCGAATGAACTTCCCGGCTACAATTCAATCCATCGTCAATCTGAAAAAGAAACATCCAGACATAAGCGCAATCTTAATTGAGGATAAAGCAAATGGTCCAGCTATTGTCTCTATGCTACGCAATAAGATACCTGGTGTGATTCCTATTAATCCAGAAGGAGGTAAGGTTGCGAGAGTCAACGCGGTATCTCCTTATATTGAAGCTGGCAACGTTCATTTACCTAGAACCGAATGGACACATGACTTTGTAGAAGAATGTGCTTCCTTCCCGAAAGGAAAACATGATGATGATGTAGACTCTATGTCACAAGCATTAAATAGATTGTATTACTTTTATGCGGAGATTCCACCAAAGTCAAATGGTCACGATCCGCATTGGATGTTTCATAATAACGAAAGAGAGGGAGGGGAATACATCGAATGGTAACGACGATTGTCTTATTAATAGCTTTTACAACAGCTTTTGTTTCAGGTGGATATGTAGCTCTTAAATCCGTTCAATTAGGCTTACGCTGGCAAATCCAAACCAGCAAGCAAGAAGAACCCACCTTAGAGATAAAGAATCCGATTGAGCCTATTATTCAAACAAAGAACGAAGAAAAGGTGTTTCAAGAACAACAACTCATTTTAGATGAATGGGTGAATGGTCCAACCGAAAGTAGGTGAAAACATGGAACAATGTCCATTATGTAAATCCTTGTTACGAATAGGAATTACTTCATATTCCTTTGAAAATGATGATACACCTGATAAAGAAACGATCGCATATACCAATTTGCCTATGCTATGCGTGAATAGCACTTGCGAGAACTATGCAGGAAAAGACCTTAGCAACCCTAATAAGATTGTAACCACAGTTAGACATAAAATTAATTAATTTCAGCTAGGTACGAAAGTAGGTGAAACATTTGGCAAAGCTAGAAAAACTCCTAGATGAAGCAAGTCGTGTGGAGAATGAATACAAAGAAGGAATCTCGTATAAAAAACAAATGGGATTTCTCGATAAATGGGCAGAGTATGAACGTATGAGGTCAGGCGATCAATGGCCGAGAATTACCGAACGTACCAAGAACCTTCCTAGACCTGTATTCAACATTATCCGGCGGATCGAGAACCATAAGGTCGCTTCCGTCATGAATGAGAATATCAAAATGGTATTTAGTGCAAGTGAAATCACTGATGAAGAATCACCTGAGTACCAAGCGGCTGACCTGTTCACGCGGTATGCAGATACCACGTGGGAATTAGTCAAACAACAAGAACTCAATGAGGAAGCTTTAGAGAGTGCTTCTAACGTCGGCACGGGTATCTGGCACTATTACTATGACACGAGCAAAAAAGGCGGGAACACGCTCAAATATGATGGAATGATATGCGGTGAAGTCATAGACCCGGTGAACTTCTTTCCGGGTAACCCGCAGAACCGAAACGTACAACAACAACCTTACATCATCATTACCTATCGCGATCTAGTCGAGAATGTACGCAAACAGGCGAAGGATAACGGTGTGTCGAATGAAATAGCCAATATGATAAAACCGGATAGTGAAGTCACCGACCAAGCGTATGACATGGCACAGCAGGAACTAACCACAGGGAATAAGGTAACGGTACTCACAAAGTATTGGAAAGAAAACGGAACCGTTCACTTTATGAAGGTCGCAAGCGGAATTGTTGTAAAGCCTAAAACCAATACGAATATGAAACTCTACCCTTTAGCTGTCATGCAATGGGAGAGACGGAAGCAATCTATCTTTGGCATAGGCGATACAGAAGGACTCATACCTAACCAAAAGGCGATTAACTTCTTAATGGCTATGCAGCTGTTATCCGCTCAACAAACAGGATGGCCGAAGCTGATTATTGATAAAACATTGGTTCATCAACAAATCACGAATACACCGGGTGAGGTAATCAATGTAAATAGTCAAACTGGTTCGGTTGGGAATGCGATTCAATACCTAACTCCTCCTAGCATGCCGTCACACGTTCCAAACCTAGTAGAAGCGTTCCTAAGTTATACAAAGGATTCAGCCGGGGCGAATGAGAACGCACTAGGGGAACAAAATACATCACAACTCAACGCTTCCGCTATCATGCTCTTACAAAAGGCGGCAGGTGTACCGTTAGAATCTATTAAACGGAGATTCTATCAAGCTATGGAGGATATTGGGAACATATGGGCCGAGATGTGGAAGGTCTACTACAACACAGATCGCATGATTACGGTTAAAGATGATGATGGAGAAGAACAAAGCGAAATTTTCAATGGTTCCCAACACAGAGACTTAGAAATGCGGTTAAAAATTGATATTGGACCATCTTCTAGCTATTCGGAAACGCTGATGATGACTAGCTTAGATAAGTTATTTGATGCCGGGCATATCACCCTAGACCAGTATTTGATGTTCGTCCCTAAGAACGTCATTCCATTTAAGGATAGACTCTTAAAATCTATTGAAGAACAACGGGAAATGGCTGCTATTCAACAGGAACAACAGTTTGAACAGTTACTCGCTCAACTACCGCCAGAAGAACAACAAGCCTTTATGATGGCTTCGCCTGAACAACAGCAATTAATTAAACAACAAATATTAGGTCAGCAAACACCACAAGGTCAACCAATGGCTATGTAGGTGTTTTTATTATGTCCTGGATATGACATTAAACTATCTAGTTAGGGCGGGCAAGCAAAAGCTAGTAAGTCCCGATAACCAACCGCGTCACCTGTAGACTGCTGCCTAACTATTAATATATTTCGCCAACCATAGCGAAGGAGGATTTTTAGTATGGAAGAACAATTCGGCTACCAAACCGAACAAGTAGAAAGCCAAGTGCAAGACACAAATACACAACAAGAGCCAGCACAAGAGATTCCTGCTACCACACAGGATGATTTCATCGAAGTTAAATACAACAAAGAAAACATGCGAATTAGTCGTGATGAAGCCCCTGCTTACATTCAAAAAGGGTTGAATTACGATAAGGTTTCTCAACGTGCAACTGAATATGAGAAACACTTAGATCGCGTCGCTAAATTAGCCGGCTATCAATCCCATGAGGATATGTTACGGCAATTAGACCAAATCGAGAAACAACAGCAAGAACAAGAATATCGCCAAGCAGGGTTAGACCCCAACGTATTAAACAAATACCTGGAACAACACCCTGACATTCAATATGCACGTGAATTAAAAGCCAAACAGGAAGCAGATGAAAAGTTTCGTAATGAAGCGAATGAACTGTTTTCAGAGTTTCCAGACTTAAAAGCCAATGAAATCCCTAAAGAAGTATGGGTGTTGAAAGAACAAAAAGGGTTAAGTCTACTGGATGCTTATTTACGTGTCTCTTACAAGAATCTAGGCCAACAGAAAGAACAAGAAGCACTACAAAAACTACAATCAAACGCTCAAGCCTCTACCGGTTCACTAGGCGGTGGAGATGTTCAACATAATACCAGCGTTAAGGATATGCCAAAAGCTGATTTTGAAGCACTCCTACGCAAAGTAAAGAACGGTGAGGTACAGAGCTTATAGGAGGAATTTTAAATGGCAACTTCAGTACAAGGTTATAACGCTACCACTGGCGTAAACGCACTAACAGCCGAACAAGCAGAATTTTACCAACGCACGATGCTTGAAAGACTGCTCCCTGAATTATTCTTCATGAAATATGGAGAAAAGAAAAACATTCCGAAACATGCGGGTGCGACTACTTCATTCCGTCGTTTAAACTCATTAGCGGTGTCTACAACTGCCATTACAGAGGGTGTGACTCCTGATGGCGTAAACTTAGATATCACTAAGATCAATGCGACTGTTTCTGAGTATGGTAACTGGACTAAAATCTCTGAGTTTATCAATATGGTTGGTCTAGATCCACTATTAACAGAAGCATCTGAGCTTATGGGTGAAAATGCAGGGGAATCAATGGACATTATCGTTCGTGACATTATTGCAGCAGGAACAAACGTATTGTATGCGAATGGTAAAGCATCTCGTGGAACAATTAATACAACTGATAAAATTTCAGCATTAGACATCTTGAAAGCTCGTCGTACACTTAAACGTAACAAAGTAAAACCTATCTCTTTACCAGGTGGCGGAAAAGGTTATCTTGCGTTTATCCACACTGATGTAGCGACTGACCTTATGCAAACAACTGAGTGGAAAGATCAAAACACTTACGTTGATACTAAAAATCGTGAAGATGGCGTATTAGGTAAGATGTATGGTATCTACTTCCTTGAAGCTGATAATGCTCCTAAATGGGCTAGCGCAGGGGCTGATATTGATGGTGCAGGAGCAGGAACTGCATTAGCTGACGTTTATGGAACAATCATCATCGGTAAAGGAGCTTACGGTGTACCTGATGTAGAAGGTTCTTCTAAGCCTGAAATCATCGTTCACAAAGCAGGTTCTGCGGGTACAGCCGATCCATTAAATCAGTTCAATACGGTGGCTTGGAAGTCAGCGTTTACTTCGGTTCGATTAAACGAATTGTGCATCCTACGCTACGAATCAGGCGCAACGGTATAACATAGAGGGGTTTTCGCCCCTCTTTTTCATTAAAAACAAATTAGGAGGCTATTTTTACATGGCTAATAACGAGCAAAAAACACAAGAAATTAATGTAGAAGAACTACGTGCACAGATTGAAGCGGAAATTAAAGCAAAATACGAAGAAGAAGCCAAAGCTAAAGCAGAAAAAGAAGCTGCCGAACGTAAAAAGCTTGAAGATAAATTGAAAAAGCAAGAAGAAAACATGGAAGCGCAGATCAAAAAACAAGAAAAGTCACTTCGCAAGCAATTAGATTCTTATCCAAAAGTACCTATCGAAATTCCAGAGGACCCAAACAACCCGGACGATGTGGTTCCAGTAGGATGGAACGGAATTATTTACGCAATTCCACGCGGGCAACAATTTGAGGTACCTAAACCAATCTATGATATTTGGAAATATTCCTACGAACAAACGAAAGCCGTAAACAAACGGATTCGTGAATCGACTAAGAAAGAAATCCAAGTCCTCTAATGAGGGCTTTTTAATATGTGGGGGTGTTTCCCTTGAACCTTGGAGAAGCCAAACGCAAAGCATTATCCCTTATGGCAGAATACTCCGTCGATGGTGTACCAATCCCCGACGGAGAAAATGCCGATTACTTAAACCGAATGAACCGGTTCGCCGACATGGCCCAAAAAGAGCTGGCTACTATTAAAAAGATTCATGCTTCCTATCCTATCGCCCATAATCCGATTAAACCCCAACAAGGATTATTAAAAGGGTTCGATTTAATTCAGTATCTACCCGGTACCGATATTATCGACCAATACCCAGGGAGTAAAGCTTACTACTTTGAAGTGGATGGGGTAGCAGATGTATATATCGAGGAAAATGTTGCGGGTGTATGGACCCCCTTAGTGACGATTAACAACACGACTAAAGGTGTATTTACGGCTTATAAAGGGCTGATTAACGCTTCTAATCCAAACAACATGATTCGGTTGCGATTTAGTGGTCCATATGTCTATAACTTACGCAACAAAGCCTTATTTGCCTATTCATTCCCTACGGCTGACGATGTGCCTATCTATCGCCCTTACATTCGCTATGAAATGCCAGCTGACTTCATGGAACTCAACAAAGTAATCCATGAAACCGATCCACGCGCTTATAAAGAATTGGTTGAATACTACTGGGAGGGTAAGCGGACATTTGTACTTAACTATTATCTGAATGGAAGTTTTCTTATTCAATATTACCGGTATCCAACTACGATAGATTCAACGACACCAGACACATACGAATTTGAAGTAGATACAGAAGCCCAAGAAGCGATTCCTTACTATATGGCTAGTAAAGCTATATTTGACGAGAATCAGACAATGGCTACTCAATTATTAAACGAATACCAAGTGAAACTATCCCGGCTTACAACAGATGACAATTACGGGATTCAGACGATTTCACAATTATATGTATTGTAGGAGGGTGACACATGGCACAGAAACCGCAATTATTTGACTTACCCAATCCACCGCCTAACCCTCCTAACCTTCGTATAGGTCCATTCGGAGGGATAGACCTTTCAACGAATGAAGCACAAATCAATCAAAATAACTCCCCAGATATGCTGAACTTCTCTATTGATGAAAGAGGTTCGCTCAATAAAAGAACTGGATACGAGAGAGTATTTCAACGCTCACTCGGACCAGGGAAAATAAACGGAATCTTTGAATACCGAAAAGAAGATGGAACCAAAGAATTACTAATCGCTCATGGTGGCAAACTCTACCGCCTAGACGATTTAAACGAAATGGAGTGATATTATGGCTCAAATGAGCAATTACTTAGAAAACGCGTTAATTAATGCCACGTTACGGGGTACAGCTTACACAGCCCCAGCAACGGTTTATTTGGCTTTATATACGTCCGATCCAACAGATGCAGACACGGGAACAGAGGTAACGGGTGGAGGATATGCAAGACAACCGGCAACCTTCACGGCTCCTTCCAATGGTGTTACGTCATTAAGTGCCAATGTCTCGTTTCCGCAGGCTACAGCTAACTGGGGAACCGTGACACACGTAGGCGTAAGGGATGCGTTAACAGGTGGAAATCTTCTGTATCATACGAATTTAACAACCGCGAGAAACATTCTATCTGGTGATGATTATTCGGTCTTGGCAGGGGAAGTACAGATTACATTGAGCTAGGAGGGGTATAGATGGCTAGTTATACAGGAACCACAAACCCCATAACCGTAACTGCAACTATGACAGCGAATGGAAAACTGTCTATGTATGCGGATGTATCTCCTATACAAGCAACGGCACAAATGACTGCTAAGATACGTGCAACTATGAAACCCAGTCCTATTACAGCAACCGCAACGGTACAACCTGCTAAGTCGCTTAAAGCAATATGGTCAGGATTACAAGACTCTCTCATGGATGCCTTTGTACTCGGTGGGAAGATGTACTTCTTAAATGGGCGAGATTACTTTTGCTATGACGGGGTTCAGTGTTCACAAGTGACTCCATATATACCGACTCTATCAATCTCAAAACTACCTGCAGGCGGAGGAACCTTATACGAGGACTTTAATTTATTAGGAGCAGGGTTTAAAGACTCCTTCTCGTCTGATGGAGTAGCGAAAGACTACTATCTCTCCTTAGGCGGGCTAGATGCAACCACAGTCACATGTACGGTGGATGGTGTGGAGAAGGTAGAAGGAACAGATTTCACAGTGGATAGAATAGCAGGCAAAGTGACATTCACAACCGCCCCAGCAGAAGGCACAAATAACGTTATTATCACGGCTTACAAAACACAGCCAGGATTCCCTGAACGGATTAAGAAATGCCGGTTTAACGTGTTATTCGGGGGAACTAATGATACACGGGTATTTGTAAGCGGAAACCCTGACTTCCCTAATCAAATGTGGAGAAGTGGACTCTATGACCCTACTTACTTCCCTGAAAACGGATTTTACCGGGTAGGAAGTGACAGGGAGCCTATTACCGGATTCTCGAAACAATATGATTTCTTGGTAATTGAAAAAGAATCTTCAAAAGGCAACATGCAATATGAACTTGTCAACGGAGAGCCTAGTTTCCCGATTAAGCCACTGAATGACCGAACAGGCACGATTGCCACACGGAGTATTCAAATTATCGAAAATAACCCAGTTAGTCTAGCAAGGACAGGTGTGCATATCCTATCACAATCCAATGTGCGGGATGAAAGGAACATACAACATATTTCATCACAGGTAGATCCTAGACTGCTAGAAGAACCAAACTTAAAAGATGCCGTTTCCGTAGACTTTGACCGTAAATATTGGCTTGCCGTAAATGGAAATGTCTATGTCTATGATTACGACATAAACCAATGGTATATCTATGACAATATTCACGCTTCCTTCTTCCATGAGTTTGAAGGAGTTTTATATTTTGGCAGCTCTCAAGAAGGGCTTTTATATAGATTTAAAGATGAAGAACATATCTCTGCATATACAGATGACGGAGAAGCGATTCGAGCATATTGGCAGTCCAAACTCTTTGATTTTGGCATGCCAGAATATCGAAAACTGGTGCAAGGGATATTCTTAAACGTTAAACCAAACGTACACACGTCTTTCAAACTATATGCCCGAACAGACCGAAAAGGCGAAGAGTTACTTTTAACTTCTCGTATGGATCAAGTGAATTTCTTTACCTTCGACTTCACCCGATTCTCTTTTGTTACATCGGATATGCCACAAGAGATTAAGAAGAAAGTCAAAATGAAGAAAATTACGCATTTCCAATTCAAATTAGAAAACGATGTTGTCGATGAAAGCTTGGGAATCATGGGAACTTCGATCAAATACAATATCCAATCTGAAATAAAGTAGGTGAGAACATGGCACTAACGAAACAAGGTGAATTTACGAAGAAAGTCACAGACCTACCAGATACACCATCGCCCGATTATACACCAACGGAGATTAAAACGTATTTCCAAACGCCTGCTGACGAATTAAAGACTACCCTAAACAAACTGATTGATGATTTAGTAGCGAATACAGGGGCAGGGCAATTAGGGGCGAAGGATGAGATAGGGGCAACCACTACAATCCAAGCTATGCTCGATAAACTGAAGAATAAAACCGATAGAACAGGGAATCATCAGGGAACATGGCAAGGATTGACACCTAGTGGAATAGGGAGCGAAACCATTAATGGTAGTAGGTTAGATATAGTCGAAGGTGAACATGTAAATGTAAAACGGTTCGGGGCTAAAGGAGATGAAGTAACGGATGATACACAGGCGATAAAAGACGCAATAGCACACGCAAACGCAAATAATTTAAATGTTTATATTCCTAAAGGTGTGTATAAAGTTACATCAACCATTACACTACCTACTGGTGTTAATCTTATTGGTGCAGGAGGATGGACACAAAGAACCACTATCGCTCAGGTAGGAGATTTTAACCTGTTTGAAATGGTAGGTGGGTATAGCGGAGGCAAAATTGAAGGCATTCATATTACTGGTTTTGGGACAAATGGTGCTACTAATACAGCCATCTATGTAAAACGCTCAGGGGTTGCTTTGTACGACATTAGTATACAGTCGTATAAAGGTACGGCAATAAACATGGATGGTAGTATTTCTCTTGGTACAGGTTCATGGTTTTCAAAATTAGACCGGATAAAAATTGTCGGCTTTGTTGAAAACGGAGTTTACTACACAAATCGCGGAATCATTCTAGGTGAAAACTTCAATTCTTCGTTTTTGACGAATTTCACGATTCATTACTGTAAGGTGGCTTTAGAAACAAAAGTTGTAAATAATATTCTTGTTTCTAAAGGGAACATTTCCGAGAACAAAGATGTTGACTCTTTCGGAGTGAAAATGACTGATGCCGGAACGAACGTTAAACTTTCAGATATTCACTTCGAAGGGAATAAAAACGGTATTCAAATTTCAAAAGGAAATATCGTTATTTTAGATAATCTAATTTCAAATGGTTACAGTATTCAGGATGTATTTATTGATATTCCAGCAGGTTCAATCGCTCAAAACGTTTCTATACAAAATTGTAGGTCGTTCGGTTCATCGGTTGCTGACGTAAGAGCAGACGGATACAAAACATACAAACTAAATGTTATTAATTGCTCCCTCACAAGTGCTACACCTATTTTAAATTTAAACAACAGTGAGATTGTGATTACGAGTAACGGAGTCACAACCAAAGATCCAGGCAGCCTTGAACCTTTACAACTAGATAAAAGTGTCGTGCTTACGGCAGATACGACTTTGTTAAAAAACCAAACAAATACACGTATTTTATGTAATTCTGGAACAGTGATAAATCTTACACTTCCGGCTTATTTGACAGGGTTACGATACACAATTATTAACACTCGCACATCGGGAACGGTGAATATAGCAAGTGCCCAATTCCAGAATTTCGGAGCAGAAACTGGGCTAATAACGAATCAATTACAGATTTTTGGGTTAGGGCTGATAGAAGTGTTTTCATCTGCTGACAGGTGGATCGTGTTAAATCAGCGTGGAGCATGGACAAAAATTTAATCTATCTATAACCAGTACAAATTGCACAACAACTAATATACCATCCTATTTACAAATTATTCTAAATACTGTAAATTTAACATAATAAATAAAAACAAGGGGCATGGTTAAATGAAAAGTGTAATTTTAACTGGCGCTAGTGGTTTTATAGGTACAGAGTTAATATTAGATTTAAAGGAAGAATTTAATATTTGTGCTATCGGAAGAAATTTTGAGAAATATTATAACTCTGTATCCTATTTAACTACAGATTTAAATGATATCCAATCTAATGAATTGTTGTCAAAATTACCAAATAAAAACGCCGACATTTTCATTCATGCTGCTGGCCAAGCTCATATTAAACAAACGGAAAATACTAAACACTTATTTAAAGATAATAATGTTAAAGCTACAGAAAACGCCCTTAAAATTGCTCTTGAATTAAATACAAAAATCTTTATTTATATTAGTAGTATTGCAGTTCAGACTGATGATCCGAATGATATATATGGACAATCAAAAAAAGAAGCAGAGTTATTAATTATGGATTATTGTAAAAAACATCATATGGATTATGTAATTATTAGACCTGTGGTTGTATACGGGGAAAATGATAACAAAGGTAATGTCGCGAAACTTATTAATCAAATAAGGAAAGGATTCTTCCCTTTGTTCAATAATGGAAACACCACTAAAAGTATGATATATGTTAAAAATTTAAATTACATGATTAAAAAAGTAATAGAATCTAAGGAATATAATAACTCCATTTTGATAGCAAGGGATAAAGATGAACTATCTTTAAAAACTATTTGTATCGAAATTAAGAAGAACATCAGGAAACCTGTTTTATTATTACCCATACCTCCAATTTTTGTAAATTTATTGATTACCATCATAGAAAATTTCCAAAAAATAGGAGTTGTTAAAAGTATTAACACGAGAAGTTTACGAAATCTACAATTGCAAACTAAGTACCCGTTAGAAGGGATAAATAAAGAACTGGTGGATAATTTGCCTTACTCAACTTTTACTGGAATAACTAATACTATATTAAACAAAAATAGATAACGCCATAAGGCAGGCGCTTTAATATAAGGAGGATGGAGGAGATGAAAAATCTAAAATATTGGATTGACTGCCGAATCTTCAAGAAACACAGGTATGATTACTACAAAGGTCGTTGTATTATCTGCGGTAAACAACACTATACAAAGCACTAACTCTCTACACCCTTCTCGGGTGTATTTTTTATGCAAGGAGGTTGAATCATGGCAACCAAATATGGATACGGAACCATAGAAGAAAACCAAGGGAAAGCGGTCAAGTTTACGGATAAAAATGCCGAAATCGCCCGTACCACCCAAGTCATTCAGAACCGTATGAAAGATGGGCTAGACACTACCCATCAGCTATCCCACTACAAAAACTTAACCGGGCAAGATTACCAAGCCCCCGAACCATCGTATTTAGAAAAGTTTACGCAACAAATCAATGCGATGTTCGACCAACAAAAACAAGCACGATTGGCAGAACTTCAAGCACAGAGAGATAGAGCTACAGGAATGATTAACCAACAAAAAGCCGAAGTAAAACCGGCTTACCAAGGCTTGCGGAACCAAACGGATACTGTAAATTTACAAGGCGTGCAAAAGCTACGTGAGGCAATGGCGGATGCTGGGCTTACATCTAGTGGCGAAAACGTATCTGGCCAAGTCTCATTAGCGAATCAGCGGCAAAACTCACTTAACTCTCTAAACCTCCAAGAACAACAACAACTCAATGACTTAGACAGACGAATAGCGGATATTAATAACCCTGCCGAAGCCCAAGCATTGATTAATCAATTAGAAGCCCAGCGAGCCGAAGCCTTACTTAACTTAGGTATGCAAGCGGAACAAATGGATTATACCCGTGGTAGAGATCAAGTCATGGATAACCGTTGGCAAACTCAATTTGACCTAGGTAGAAATCAATGGCAACAACAATACGACTATCAATTGGGAAGAGACCGAGTAGAGGATGCACGTTGGAGAGAACAATGGGAATACGGCAAACAGCGTGATACGATTAGCGACCAACAGCGGAATGCAGCGTTACAATGGGAAAAGCAACAATTCCAAACTGAACAAGCGTGGAGACAATACGTCTACAACAACATGTCTGCCTCCGAAAAAGCGCAATTAGAGTGGAACCGAGAAATGTTCGGTGACGAAATGGCATGGAGGATGGAAGAAAGCAACCGCGCTGATAGGCTAGCCCGTGACCGCATGGAGTTTGAGGCGGGTTTTCAACAACCGTAGGAAGTGGAGGGCTAGGCTCATTAAGTAAAAAATACGAGTCTGGCTCATCCGGTCCTGGAACCATCGCCAACAATAGTGGTGATTGGGGCGGTGCTTCCTACGGGACTTATCAAATTGCCACAAACACAGGCACGATGAATAGTTTTCTATCGTACTTGAAGAATGCAAGCCCATCCACATATAACGCATTAAAAGGGCATACGCCAGGCAGTTCAGGATTTAACAGCGCGTGGAAACAGTTAGCTCAAACAAACGCTAAACAGTTCGATGCTCTTCAACATGGATTTATTAAACAGTCTCACTATGATCCGGCAGCGAATAGTATCAAAAACTCACTAGGCATTGACATTAACAAATATTCCCCTGCTGTTCAGAATGTTCTATGGAGTACTGCCGTACAACACGGTTCAGGAGGGGCTTTAAACGTGTTCAGGAATGCTGGTATCCGTTCGGGCATGAGTGAAGCGGAAATCATACAAAGGGTATACGCAGAACGGGGAGCTAATAACGGACAGAAGTATTTTTCTCGTTCATCGTCACAAGTCCGTCAATCCGTCGTGAATCGTTTCCAACGTGAAATGCAAGATGCTTTAAAGATGTTAGGAGGGTAAATATGGCACAGCGACCAACACGACTAATAGACGGAGGAGGACAACTCAATCCTTTTAGTCGTTTACAGAGCAAATACCAGTCAAATGCAAATAAATTATTCGGGGGATTTACCCCTTATAACCCTCCTAGCGGTTCTTATTATCGTGACTTGGGGGAGAGAGCCTACCAAAAAAAGCTAGAGGAAGAAGAACGAAAAAAAGCTGCTAAAAAAGCTGAAAAGGATAATGAACTATACGCAAAGTATGGCATAAACGTAGAAGGCGATAGTTCCACAGTTAAAGCTGATGATTACTTTATGGAAGAAGAGCCAATTCCATACGATGCAGAAAGAAACCAATCCATTGACAATGACCGTTTTGCAGGGCGATATTCAGTTGAAAATAGCGAAGCAGAGCAAAGAATAAGAAAAGCATTATCCAAGAAGCCGAAAGAAACCGAGGAAGAAGAGCGCGGGGGTTTATTAGGGTTTCTCGACCGATATTTAGTACCAATCTCTACCGGGGCAACCGAAGTCTTATTCCCGGGGAACAATGAAGCGATTGCTCAAAATGAAATAGAACGTGACGGGGAAATCACAAATCCGATTACAAAAGCTGCTTTAAAAGACAGAGGATTAGAAACGGATATCCTACAAGGGACTGGAACTATCTTAGGATACACCGCCCCTGTTAGCCAAGGATATAAGGTCGGGAATGTGGCTCTTAATCGTTTAGGGGCATTGAACCGAATCCAAAATCCATACGGACAAAGAGCCATTAAAGGTGCAACAGCCGGAACATTAACAGAATTAGGGTTATCTGCAGAAAATGAATTTGTCAATCCAGAAGCCGGGGATTTAAGAGAGTATGCCCTTCGTACTGGTTTCGGAGCACTTGGAGGGGGAGTGTTCGACCCTGCTGTATATGGATTGGGGCAAGTAGCTAGAAGGGGATTAGGTTCCCTTCGTAACTCCGTAGATCAATATTTACCAAACCAAGAAACGATGCAAAGCTGGGCGAATACATTACGGCCAGATGCAAACGGAAATGTGCCATCTAATGTCTTAGCCTTACCCGAACCACAATTACGTTTACCTGGTCCAACTAGAGAGGCAGTTCCACAACCAGAGGAACCACCGTTGCAATTTAGAAGAACAATTCAAGTAGAACCGACTGGTGGAAATAATTTGAATCCATTTGAATCGATTAGCCCTAATGAACAATCATTATTTCAAACACAGCCAAGAGGGTTTGAAGCAATTCGAGCTAATAGAGAAGTGGCCGCTACGAGAGAACCAAACACAACATCGAACGGTTTCGACCCGAAAGAAGATTTAAATAAAATAAGCGGTTTTAGAGCTGCTACCGCTGATGTGTACCGTATTTTCCGCGAAGCGTTTGGCGAGAATTACGAACAAATGGGTAAACCAGTTATCGAGAAACTAGACAAAGCTAAAAAAGACTACACAGATATGCAAGAAAAGTGGCTAAATAAGTTGGAAACGGAAGTGGTTAAGAAACTAGGAATCAAGAAAGGAAGTAAAGATTCCGCGTTAGTACAACGATATGGAGAGGGCAATATTTCACTCGAGGAATTAAAACGGCAAGCACCTAATAAGTGGAAGGACATAGTAGAAGCGGATAAATGGTTTAGGCAGGCATATGATGAATTACACGGAACTATAAACCAAGCACGACAAGAAATATATCCTAATGATCCTGACCGTTTATTACCTAAATTAGACAATTATTATCGTCACTTTAGGGAGTTAAGTGGATTAACAGGATTAAGGAATATTTTTGATTCACCTTCCCAAATCAGCCCAGAATTAGCAGGGTTATCACAACATACGAATCCTTCCTCTAAGTTTCATGGGTTTATGCAAAGGCGTGGATTAGGCCCATATAAAGATGATGCGGTTGGAGGATTCTTAGAATATATCCCAAACGCTTCTTATGCAACAAATATCGATAGGGTTATCCCAGAGTTTAAAAACTTGCGAAAAGATTTAGTTGAAGGGCTAGGGGATGATGGAAGTCAGAATCAATTCATCGAGTTTTTATACAACTATTCTAACGACCTTGCAGGGAAAACAAACCCTTACCTTGATAGGAACCTACAACAACTCTTAGATGTAGCGAAAATAGACGGAAGAAAAGCCATGTCCGTCCTGAATTGGGTGAATAATCGGGTTAAGAAGAACGTAATATTAGGTAACGTTGGTTCTGCTTTAGCGCAACTTGCCAATATTCCAAATGGGATTGCGTTTGCAAAACAGCACTCTTTAAATGGGGCGTATAGAGCAATCACATCCATTTTAGACAAAAATGCTCCAATTCATAAATCTCCATTCCTTAAAGAACGTTACATTGACGGGATGTATCGGAAATTTGACACCAAGTGGTTCGAACAACCTGAAAAATTGGCCGGTTGGATGATTTCTACTTCTGATCGCATTGGTACCTCTTTTATTTGGAATTCGGCATACACCAAAGGTTTGAAGCAAGGCGTTCCAAATCCTATTAAATACGCGGATGATAACACGAGAAATCTAATTGCGGGTCGTGGGGTTGGCGAAGTTCCGTTATTACAAAAATCAAAAGCTTTTCAGTTTATGATGCCGTTTACGCTAGAAGTAGCTAATTTATGGCATGTAATGAGGGATTTTGTAAAGGCCAAAGATTTTGGGGCCATAGCCACGTTATTTTTAGCTAACTTCCTGCTAAATAAGGGAATGGAAGAAACTAGAGGATTCGGCGTTACCTTTGACCCGATTGACGCGACACTGGACGCAGTAGGGGATGAAGAACTAACCAATCTTCAAAGAGTAGGCCGTCTTGGTGGGGAGGTACTAACCAACTTACCGGCTGGGCAATTCTTGGCTAATCTGTACCCTGAATACGGACAAATCGGAAACGTAACTGGACTACCAACAAGAGAACAGTTATTTGGAGAACGGAACCCACAGCGGTTTGGAACTGGGTTACTTGTACAAGATGCTATTACGGACCCTATTTTCAAATTCGCTTTACCATTCGGCGGGAATCAGTTAAAGAAAACATTAGAAGGGGCAGAGGCTTTAACTAATGAAGGGGAATACAAAAAGGATTCAAGCCTTCCGTTTGTTGGAGAAAATGAAAAATTACGTTTCCCTATTGAAAATCCGAGCTTATGGAACTCCTCCAAAGGGCTTTTATTTGGTCCTAGCGCGTTTGATGAAGCAAGTGAATTTTACGATAACGACAGAAGGTTGCTAAGCGAGAAGCAGACGGAGGATTATGAAAAGCTTAGAGAGTATGGTAAAGGGAAAGAATTTTATGATGATCTAATGAAACAAAGGGAAATCGCTACTATAGAGCGAAAAATAAAAGAGGTTGACGAAAACGAAGAAATGACTCATGCTGAAAAGCAAATGGAAATCTTGCGTTTATTGAGCAAATTGCAACAATACAACCAATAAAAAAGGGGGGAGTATTATAGAATTTTTAATTGCAACTTTAGCTGTTTTTATCCCCGTATTGATTTACATGTACTTGGGCGAAAAGGCCAAACGAATCATTAAATATTTGTTTTGGATTTATGTACTAGTGGGAGGGTTTTTGTATTTTATTTATCTTATTTACCCTTCCTCATTTTGGCCTTGGGTTATTACAATACCTATTGTGGTAATTGCATATTTATTTAGAAGAGAATCAGCATAAGGACTCCATAACGGGGTCCTTTTTATATTAGGAGGAAAACACATGGAAACGCTAATTTTTGGATTTGACATAAAATCAGTCGTAGGAAATAACATATGGCATCTAGCCTTAGGGCTAGTTGCTTTTGATATTGCAACAGGTTTATTAGCAGCAGGAGTGGAAAAGAAAATCAACAGTTCCATCAATTTTGTAGGTTTAATTAAAAAAGCAGGAATATTCGTAGCGCTCGCTTTTTTAGTGTTTGTTGATGCTTTTATTAATGCAGACGGATACATTATTCAAATAGGTGTATGGGGCATTGTTGTGTATGAAGGATTAAGTATCATTGAGAATTTCTCTAGGATTGGCATTAACCTTAATTTCCTGACCAAGTATTTTGACCCTAATAAGGTAGGGAAAGGTGATAAGTAATGAACATTATCCAAGACTTAATTCCTGGATATAAAGCCTACTCCATGACCCCTAAATACATCACCGTACACACAACGAGAAACTTAAGTAAAGGTGCCAATGCCCGTATGCACAGTAAATATTTAAAAGGCACGGACACTACTCAAAAATCCTGGCACTTAACTGTTGATGATAAAGAAGTGATTCAACACATTCCATTCGATGTAAACGGATGGCATGCTGGGGATGGGCAAGGAAAAGGTAATCGACAATCCATCGGTATTGAAATATGCGAAAATGAGGATGGGGATTTTGATAAGGCTGTAGAAAATGCTATTGAGTTAATCCGGTATCTCATGAACAAATTTAATATTTCGATTGAAAATGTGGTTCCTCATAAACATTGGAGTGGTAAGTATTGCCCGGTGAGGTTACTCCCAAAATGGAATGAATTTATTAAGAAAATCGAAGGGAAGAAGGTGGCGAAGCAAGTGAGTGCATTTAATCCATCTTCACAAACAGTCAAGCAAGAGACAAAAGAATTGCTCCATCAACTCTATAAAAATGGTGTGTTATCGGCAGATTGGTCAGCTCGGATTGATGAATTAACGGACTCAGATGTGATTGGTCTATTAGTGACCGCCATAAATAGAAAGAAGCTACTCCCTTGATTTGGGGGTAGCTTTTTCTTTGTGTATCTGTTCCCACAATTCCCGAGACTTCGGCGAAAGCCAACTCCTATGCAATTCATTCTTGTAATACTCATAGAAAGCTGTTTTTTGTTCCTCATTGAATTTCTTAACCTGGTTTATATGGTCCTCACAATAATATTCAATCTCTTCTTTATCCCACTGTTTGAGGGGATAAATTCCTTCTTTTCGTGCGCAATATAGACATTTTGGAATGGGGATCACCTTCTTTTATTCTATATCAGGAACTTCAATCATATATCCTACTTGGATATTGTCTACATCAGTTATTTGTATTTTCATTCCCATTACAGTTACAGATTTATCAGGTCCCATATTAGTTAACATTTCGTGATGGTCTGCTAGGTTACGATATGAAGTTCTATTCATAATAACAGTATTAGGTGTTAAACCATGGTTATTTATAAATAATTGTCTTGCTCTTGAAATATCTCCCATTGTGTTAAAATATTGTTCCCTCATGTGAGTTATCCTCCTTATACTCTTCTTATTGTGAACTACTCAACTTCTTTTTCCATTATCCATCTGCCGAATTTTGCATTTTGAAATTCAATAGCTTTTTCTTCATTGCTAAATACTTTTTCGAGACTCCAATCATCAAAACTATCTGACCAAAACACTATATAAACTTTCATTTTTTCAACTCCTTTTTTTTAATTGATTCTACGACTCGGGATTATATTCCCATAAATCATTTACACTACAATTCAACCGTTTAGCTATTCTCAAAGCTGTATTAAGGGTGGGGGCTATTCTACCAGCTACCCATCCATTTACCGTTTGCTTAGATACTTTAAATTCCTCTGCTAGCTCTGTTTGGCTAATGCCAGCTTCAATAATTTTTATTTTAAATTTGGCTGTGTTTGTTATTGGTTTCACGGCTTGCACCTCTAAACTAACTATTTTATTCACCTTCCTTTCATAATATTACTTTAATTCCATTATATCAATAAATTTACCAATAGTACATACATTAGTTCAAAAAGTAGTAGAAATATTTTCAATTATACATGCAACATATTCATACAAAGACATATACTCAATATCAAAACCAAAAAGGAGTGATGGTATGTGTCCTTGTGAATGTGACATGTGTTGGAGTTATATGGTAGAGGATGTGAATCTAAATGGAGATTATTAAATTCTCAGAGTTTATGAAAGGCAGCGCGATCCAGTCCATAACCCCTGACCCTCAAATATTTCACATGGTCGATCTAGGTTTTAACTTCTTTCTCACAAGTGGAGCTGTACTACTTACACTCGTCTTACTCGAAAAGGCGGGTTTTTCCGTTAATGAAACACTAATGAGGGCTATCATGATAGGTTCTATAGCAGTGTCTATACTACTATTCGTGTTTAAGCATGGGTTATTTCGTCATATCGTAATGGGTTGGTAAGGTATCAGTCTTTGGGGTAAGGTTTAATATTTGATTTAATTTGTTGTTTTTCTTGTATAATTTCGTTTTGTTGGACTGAAATGTCTTTAGGTTTTTTCACCTAAAGCCACCTTTTCGTCATTCTTCGAATGTCTTAAAGCTGGGAGGGGAGCGCATGAGTGATTTTGATGAAATATTTAGTCATAAGAAAACGAAAAAGTTTGTGAAGAAAGAAGGATGGGAAGCATTTTTAAACTTGCTTCAAGATTCTTATCCAAACCATGATTTATATAAAGTTAGCATGGATTGGTACGATGATATGAGTTATATCTGTAAGGCTAAAGGGGAAATGGGTGACGTTATTATTGGATGGAAGGAGAGAGGGGATAAGTAATGCTTGAATGGATGATACCTTTAGCAGTCGGAACCCTTGCCATTGTTACGAAAGCCCCTAATAAATCCGATAGAAAGAAAATCGAAACAATCATGAGGAATGTCAATTATGGAGTTAGAAAAACAAAGGGAGAGGAAGAAACTTTTCTATACCCGACATACAAGAAAAAACAAAAACTCTTTGACGGGTATAATCACATAGGTATGAGATACTTCTACACCATTCCTTTAGGCTTACCAGCGACCAAACTAGCCAAGATGGAAAAAGAGGTTAAAGTATTTACGGACGGATTACAAAAACCTGTAGAGGTTGCCTATAAAAAAGGATTGCTTCAATTCTCGGTATATGATGAAGAGATTCCAGAAATGTTCCCATATGAAGCACTACCCGATAAAGAAGGTTGGTTTGCTCCTATCGGTAAAAGGTTTGACGGGTTAGTTTGGCATAACTTTGACCACGTTCCCCATATGACAGTAGCTGGAACAACAAGGTTTGGAAAAACAGTCTTTCTAAAAGTGTTAATGACCTATCTCATTGAACATCATCCAGACGATATAGAGCTTTATTTAATCGATTTAAAAGGTGGGTTAGAGTTTGGACCTTATGAACGATTAAAACAAGTTAGAAGGGTAGCCAGTAACGCGGAGGAAGGGGCATTACTGCTAACCGAGATTCATGAACGGATGGAAAGAATGTACAGATATTTCCGTACTAATGGCTGGACAAATGTAATAGACACTCCTGAACAAAAACGTATTTTCATTATTGTAGACGAAGCCGCGCAGCTGGCCCCGGAAAAATGGATGACCAAAGAGCAAAAAGATTTACTCGGCATGTGCCAATACTTCTTAGGAGAAATCACCCGTATAGGTGGGGCTTTAGGCTTTAGAGAGGTCTTTTGTACCCAATACCCTACAGCTGACACCCTGCCGCGCTCTGTAAAGCAAAATTCGGATGCTAAAGTGTCATTCCGGCTACCGTCTGGGTATGCTTCGCAAGTCGCTATAGATGATTATGGAGCCGAAGAACTACCAAGTGATATTAAAGGGAGAGCCTTATTCAAAACCCACGAATTACGAGAAATGCAAGTGCCTTACATTAGCGATAAAGAAATGAAGGCTAGACTGAAACAATGGGAGGTAAAGAATCATGATCCTCACCATGCACCAAAAAATGAAGAACAGACAGGAGAGGATACTTTCTACATTAGATAGGTTCGGGTTTATGAGTACGTCACAGATTCAAGAAATCCATCGGTTAGGGAAACGCCCCAATACTCTAAGAATCCTAAAAGAAATGGAGCCTTACCTACACAAGAAGCCTTTCCATGAGAGAAACGGAGAACATGTCTATTATTTAAACTCCCTGGGACGTGATGTAATAGGCAGCACAAAGGAAAGAAAATGGTCTGCCGAAGTCATAGAACACTATCTCATGAGAAATGATTTCTATATTAATTTAGGGATGCCTAGCACGTTCGAGATTGAGCGAGAAATCGTTTTAGAACTAAGGGAGGGGTTATCCTACCGAGAGGAAGTCATACGCTGTGATGCCCTGTATAAGCGTGAGGGAGTGTATTACTTTTTAGAGGTAGATCGTACTCAATCTATGAGTGAGAATAAAAAGAAAATCGAGAGATACAAAAAAGCTTCAGAGGTGATTAATAAGAAATTCAAGCAAGCACCTGTCGTTGTTTTTTATACCGCTAGCAAATTACGGAAGATTAATATAGAGAAGTATTTAACGAAAACAGGATTAAAGTACGAGGTCTATTCTAAAGAAGATATATAAAATTATTCTGAAATTACGAAATCATGTCAATAAACAGCGATTTTACATTACAACAGTCCTACGACTAAAGGGAAAACTAAGAAATTTTGAGGGGTTAAATGTAAAATTTGATTCAGACTAAAATACTATGGTGAAAATGTTAAAATATTCCGATATAATAAGTGTATAGTTTTTGCCTATATGGCAAAAATCTCCCCGAGGGAGGGTGGAGGAATCCACCTATTGCCGTTTGCCTTTTTGGACTTCAATCCATATGTAAAAATCTTCAGCGTGACAACCTAATATTCGAGCTGCTAAAACTGCGTTCTCGTAACTCATTTCTCTCTCATTTTTAATCCAGCGAGAAACAGTAGAATCGGCGACCTTCATTCGCCGAGCAAACTCTGTTTGGGTCATATCACCTAGTAGTTCCTGCAAACGGCATCTCCCTTTACGGAGTGCCAT